CTTGGTCAGGTTATGGGCTTTCGTGTAGGTGACGTCGAGGATCGCCATGACGATCTGCTTGACGCTTTTACCTACGGTATAGCGATCAGTCTTGGGAACTGGGAGGGGTGGTAAATCATGCCCACAATCACAGAAGCTGAAGTTGGCACCATCATCGCTACTGATGGCATACTTGCCAGAGTTACGATGATAACCTCACCAACCAGTTATGATGATGACTACTTCAGTTTAACGGATGGTACCAGTGTGCTCTTTAATATACATCTTACAACTTCTCATATTGGCGCTGGGAGTGATTTGTTATCGAATGGGCTTGTCCTATTCAAGGAACTAACTGTTAAGAGCATTCCCAAAGGTGCTACATTCGAGATCGAATATGGAGTACCACCGACGCTTGCGTCACTCAACCCGGCTATGGCGGTGTCTGGTGACCCAGATTTCGTGATGTCGTGTATTGGCACAGGATTCACGGCGGGTTCGGTCATTAGGTTTGGTGATTTTGATGAACCGACGACCTTGGTTTCTGATACCGAGATAACAACCGGTGTGAAACCATCGCTCTTTGCTCCTGCTGTTGTACCGGTGCTCGTTCGTAATGGGCCGATCTATACGGCACCACTTGACTTTACCTTTACGGAGCCTGTGGCACAATGAGCCAACGTCTGCACATAAAGTGGAAACTTGGGCAAGATCATCATCGGCGGATGCAGGAGGCTGCATTTAGCCTAGATTCATTGTCACCTGATACGGTTGTTTCTGGGAGTGATGATCTGACGCTATCTTGCATTGGATCTAGTTTCAATGCAGAGACAATTATCAAGTTTGGTGATTTTGATGAGCCTACGACGTTAGTATCTTCAACTGAAGTTACAACGATCGTTAAACCTTCGCTCTTTGCGCCAGCCGTGGTTCCTGTACAAGTTCACAATGGCCCAGTATACTCGGCTCCATTGTATTTCTCATTCACTGAACCAGTTACCGCGTGAGCGGTAATGGTGGAAGCGGCCATCGGCTGCCCCAGGGGACCCGATGTTGCTAAGGGCGGATCGGGTCCCTACTACCATGCGAAATGAAGAAGATCCTCGGTGGAACTCTAGGTGGCCATCACCCCCGGTTATCCTTAAAGGTGAGGAACCGGAGATCATTAATGCTGATGGTCAGAAATTGCTTCGTGTGTTGATAGCTATGAATTTTCTTCATATGAATGATGCCACGCGCGCCATGCTACGTGATAGATATCCTGAAGCCTACGCGCGGTTATTAGAGGCACAATATAATGATGCTGAACAAAAACTTGTTACTCTGTTAATGCGGGAGTGACACCATGGGCGCGAATATCTGGTTTTGGATTATCTACGTACTTACACTTGTCTTTGGTGTATGGGGCTTGAATCCATGGCGCCCTGCTGGTCAACCATGGGCACCGTTCGGTGGATGGTTTGTTTTATTTCTTCTTACCGGGATACTAGGGCTATCGGTCTACGGATCACCAATTAGGTAATCATGCCTTCTGTCCCTTATTCTGTTGTTGGAACGACACCCGGCAACGCTCTTCAAGAGCTGCTGGTAGCTCCGGATATTATTCCCGGGGATGTAATTTCATATCAGACATGTAAAGAAATCTACCTCTATCATCCGCTTGGTGCACGTATTACCGAAGGTCCTGTATCTCTTGCACTTGCTCAAAAACGCAACATCAAGGTTCCTGACAGCCCTGCTGAATTTTGTGTGAGTGCTTTTGAAAATGAGTGGAAAAACATTGGTGGTGATTTTCTTGTTCATAATCTTCTTACTGTCAGTCGCATTTATGGGGTTGCATCTATCGCAGTCTTGGTAGATGGGTTAAAGAGCAATGAGCCGATTGACTATTGGGATCTACCTGATCTTAATCTTAGCTTTAATATATTGGACCCTCTTAATACATCTGGTTCTCTCGTTCTTAACCAAAATCCCAATGCTATGGACTTCATGAAGTATCAACAAATTGCTGTATCTGGTACAGCGTACCACCCTTCTCGCTCTGTGACTGTCACCAATGAAAAGCCCATATACCTTGGCTATACTACTTCTGCTTTTGGCTTTGTCGGTCGTAGTGCTTATCAGCGTGCTTTTTATCCGCTCAAATCATACATCAAATCCCTCATTGCCGATGATCTTGTCGAAACCAAGGTTGGCGTACTCGTTGCCAAGATTAAGCAACCCGGCAACTTCGTCGACAATATCATGGCATGGGCCAATTCTTTTAAGCGGTCCATCGTCAAAGAAGCAGAAACCGGCAACGTAATCAATATCACACCGGAAGAAGAAATTGAATCTCTCAACATGCAAAACCTAGAAGGTCCGCATGTTCTGGCTCGTCGTAATATACTCGAGAATATCTCTAATGCGGTTGATATGCCCGTAAAGCTCCTCACCCAAGAGTCTTTCGCCGAGGGGTTTGGGGAAGGTTCGGAAGACGCGAAAGCGGTTGCTCGCTATATAGACCGACTCCGGGAGACCATGGACCCGGTATACCGGTTCTTAGATCGTATAGTTATGCACCGGGCTTGGACTCCGGCCTTCTTTAAGTCGCTGCGTAAGAAATACCCGGAAAAATACAGGAGTATGACATACCGGGAAGCTTTTTACGAATGGACGAACTGCTATACGGCTGTGTGGCCTTCATACTTGCGCGAGCCTGATTCCGACCAAGTTAAGGTCGATGACACTAAAATGAAAGCTGCAATCAGTATTTATCAGATTTTGGAAATTGGTTTTGACCCAGAGAACAAGGCGCGGCTTATTCAATGGATTGCTGATGCAGTTACGAATAACAAGCTTCTATATTCCAGCCCATTAGAGTTGGATTATAAGGTGTTGGTTGAACACCTTAAAAAAGAACATGATATGGTACAGCAATCGCGTGAACAGGCATTGCAAGCTGGTGGTGAAGGTAGTGATGAGATAGAACCAGCGACACCGAGTCTGCCGAAGGTGAAGATGGCAAGAGCTGATACCGCTGTAGTCAAGTTGATAGAGCATATTAAAAATGCCACAGCGAAGTAAAGTTGTCAGTGCGCTTAGGTTCATTAATAAGAATCCAAAGGTGCCGGAAAAAGGTATCAAGTACATTGGGCGCAAGCTACAAGAAACTGAGGAAGAGCCTTGGCAAACGCAGAAGTATTTAAAATCAGCATATCAGTATTTGCAAAGGCAATCTAAAGGATCACCGATATTAAAGAATATTCGACGCTTGAGTACTGCAATTGGTAAACCTGGAAGATAAGGTATGGCTCTAATTCCTGGGGTAGCTACGTCTTTAATCTATGGAGTAGCTATGCCTTTAGCCGCTGGCAAGTCCAAAGAAACTGTTAGTAAGAATATATCTGAATTGCGACATTCTGGACGTCCGCAAGAACAAGCTGTAGCAATAGCTATGAAGACTGCTGGCAAGTCTAAAAGCGACGATAATCAAAAAATGGGGTTTACGAGCGAAGGGGCCAAGAAGATATCAGAGATGTGCGACGCCCTTAGTGCTCGTATGGATGCCTTTGAAAAGCGCAAGGCGCAGAGTCAACCGGTAGATGTTAAGCCTAGGACCAAAGATGGGATGCAACCGAGCAACCCGCACCCTAAGGAACCTGGTGGTTAATGACCGTTGCGGCAGGTATTCTATTCAGGGCACAATCTGGCCGCATCTTGTTGTGCCGTCGTGTTGATGGATTGGGGTGGTGTATCCCTGGTGGTGGTCAAAAGGAAGGTGAGTCTTTAGAAAACTGTGCGGTAAGAGAATGCGTAGAAGAAACTGGTTACAACCCCGGCCACGTAGGAAAGTTGCTTTGTCGAAGAATTAAAGACGGTGTGGATTATACGACTTATCTGCATAATTGTCCAGATGAATTTGTACCTAAATTGAACCATGAGCATGATTCTCATGTTTGGCTGCACCCTGAACATGCAGAAACAACACAGATACATCCTGGTCTTCGTATTGCCTTGCGCAAGCTACACGGTATGAATGAACTGGAAATAGCTGAGGCCATACGGGATCAAGAACTTACTTCACCACAGTTTGTTGAACATGTATGTTTACTTGATATGCGTATTAGTGGAACTGGTTTCAGCTATCGCCCTAAGCTTGATGAGTGGGTATTTCGACGTGAAAGTATTTATCTTACACCTGAGTTTTTACGGCGTTGTAATGGGCTCCCTATTATCTGGCAGCATCCAGGTTCACAGATTCTTAATTCTGATGAATTCTCTAAGCGGGTTGTAGGGACGATGTTTGTGCCGTATATCAAAGGTGATGATGTTTGGGGAATAGCTAAGATTTATGATGCTGCTGCTGCTCATGCCATCTTATCAGAAGATATGTCAACATCACCTAGTGTGGTGTTTCGTGATCCTAAAGTTAATTATAACATTGAAATGGGTGATGGTAGTACTCTGCTGGTTGAAGGTAATCCCAGCTTTGTAGATCATCTGGCTATTTGTGAAAAGGGTGTTTGGGATAAGAGCGGCCCTGCCAGCGGTATTCGCGTTGACTCCGAAACGTCAACCGGTGAAGCGCGTGAAATGGCGGTTACTGCAAAGCTGGATCAGCTTCCTGAGCCCAGTGCTGCACTTGTTGGAACAGGTGTAGAACCTACAGAAAATATGCCGACCATCCCACCCGGCATTAATGACTTGGCGGTGGGGCTGAGTGCATTAGCGTCTAGGCTCGATAAGTTTGTATCGAGACGAGATCTAATGGTGCGTTAAAATTGTCGCTGCTAACTAAAAGGAGTTGATCATGCCAGCAGCTAATGTCAGCAGCGATAATCTCATCGCTGACGCCATCGCGAAGATGGATGCGATTGTCAAGCGCATGGATGCGCTTGAGACTGGTGAGGGGTCTAAGAACCCTGTCACCAAGGGAGATGACGACGATGATAAGAAGTCGAAACGCGACGATGCAAAGTCGAAGGCCGACGACGATGACGATGACGATGATAAGAAGGCCGATACAACGGCCGTCAAGAATAAAATCCTCGACGATGCGGCGGGAAGTAAGAAAAAGTCAGATGCTTCTGAAGTACCTCCGCCGCCTTTGAAGAAAGACTCTAAGAAGGCCGATGCTAAAAAGTCCGACGATGGCGAGCTTGAAATCAAGCACGAGCCTGAGAAAAAGGGTGATAGTAAGAAGACTGACGCAGCCAAGAAGGCTGATGATGACGATGATGACGATGACGATGATGATAAAAAAGACGATGCATTGACTATGAAGACTCGGTCATTGCATAAGGATGATGATGACGATGATAAGAAGGATGATGCTGTGGCCAAGGCAGACGATATCGGCGACTTGAAGCAGCAACTGCTCAGTCAGGCCGCAATTATTGCCAAGTTGCAGTCAATGATGAAGCCTCGGTCCGATGATGAGCACGCAGCGTTTGCTGATGCTCAGGCTAAAGCCGATGCTGTTTTCCAGGGCTTTGGGAAACACGCTCCTCGGCCCTTGGAGGGTGAAGATGTAATGGATTATCGCAAGCGGTTGGCAAAGGACCTAAAGATCCATTCGCCAAGGTGGAGCAAGACTAAGTTTTCTCGGATGGACGATGAAACTTTCGGCCAGATCGAAGAACAGGTCTATGCAGACGCGACGACTGCTGCTGCCAACCCGGTAGATCTGGAGGCAGGTGAACTACGTATGGTCACTAAGGTTGATCCTGCGACCGGTATGCGTTCTAACGTCTTCTATGGCAAAGAATCGTTTGTCAAGCAGATGGGTCGTCCGGGTCGCAGAGTAGCTGCCTTTCGTACCTTGTCTTCGGTCTAATCGCGCTAGTCTGCGCCTGAAAAGAGGGACTCCCAATGGCTGTCGCTAACATCCAATTCAACCCGTACATTCAGACCACTGCGGCTGGAATGTTCACCATCGAGTCAGATGGTTTCATTGTGGGGACGGCAATGCCGGATCCTTCAGCTCGCTTCGCACTTTCGGGTGGCACTCTAGCCGCAGCGGAAACTATTCCGATGTTTGGTGGTGTTGCCATCTCGGAAAATATTCCGTATGAACCAAGTGCGACACCTCGCCCGGTTGTTCCGCTGGGTGGCATCATCGCGCGCGCAACGACATATGCGAACCTTACCGGGTTCAGTGTATTCGATCAAAACTTTGCGGCGGTGAATACACCTCAATCACCGGTTCCTACAGTTGGGAATGGTGGTTTGGTGAATTTCTATCGCCTTGGTTCTGGTATCCGTGTAGCGTTGCAAATTGATCCTACACTGATAACGCTGGAAGGCGGTCTTATCAACGCACAAGTTTCATGGGACTTTACTAACAATAAAATCATCGCTTTTTCTACTACTGCTTTGGCGGTGAAAATCCTTGCTATCAAGGCAACAGGGTGTATGGTTCCATCTTACTCGGCTGGAACTGGGTTGACAACTTGGGCGTACAATGGAGCAGCGGCACTCTGCTTGCTGTAATCTATCACAAGGCCGGGGCCTCCCTGGGCCTAATATAGGAGAATAACCATGGTTGCGATTTCCCCGGCATTTGTGCAGGTTCATCCATCTTATATGATGCCTGATACACTGATGCCATATTCTCAGGCGTCTGGTGCATTTGACTTGCTTGCTTCTGGTGCACCTATGGTCAGGCTATCGGAAGGTGACCTGTATGCCTACATCAAGCGCGTTGATATTCGCACCAGAATGGCGGCTGGTCAGTCCGCGTACAATCAGTTGCCGGGTGTTGCCTTCTCACTATCTCAAATCAGTGCCCCGACTTATCTACTGCGGGTACGGGCAGAATACGATCATCACGACACTGCTGCTATGTCTCGATGGGGTCTATCCATTGTAGATGCTCACCGGCTTGGGATGCGGCAGGCAACGTTCCAGCTTATGCGGAATGCGCTGCTATACGGGTTCAACCCGGTTAATGGCGAGGGCTTGCTGAATGCGGCTGGATCCACAGCTATCACACTACCGGCAGATAGTGCAGGTAACTCGACTGTTGTGACTTATGATAACGGTCAAATGGCCTTTTTCCTTATCTCCGTGGTCAGTGCTATTAAGAGCCGAACCAACCAGCTTGGCATCGGTCGTAAGTTCGTATTCGTAGGACCACAGCGCACACTCGGCGCCATGGAGTACCAGAATATTGTCCAACTCACCAGCTATCAGCGTAAGGGTGGTGGTGTTGCATCCACGGCCGGTCTTGTCAAGGATGTGTTGGAAATGAACGATGATGAGATCATCTGGGCTTATGATGATACTCTGATCGGCAAGGGTGTCGGTGGTGGCAACAACGACGCTGTTATTGTTGTGATGCCAGAGGTCGAACAGCCCAAGGGCTCTAAGATTAATACTAATGAGTTTGCAAAGCTGACCCCGTCCATGGAAGCATGTACGCTCCAGCTCTGCGATATGGCGGCACCAAAGGAAATACCGGTTCCGCTGGCTGGTGGTGCGATCGACGTGTTGGCTGAGCTTCGGTGTACTTCAGGTTGGGGTGTTCGCCCTGAAGCTATCACCGTGGTAACGATGTTGTATACGTAAGTTTCTTTTCTACTATAAACAAGGAGAAGTCTAATGGCTACCAAAGTTCAAGTGACAGGTGGTGTTCTAGAAGTTGAAGCCATCATCGGTGGTGAACGCCCAGATGCCGGACTACCGGTTGCACCGGGTATGCCCGGTCAATTGCCAAGCAGTGATCTACATCCGTGGGTGCCGGGACATTTGCCGGGACCTCCCCCGACATTTCCCCCACTCACCCCGTCGCATCCTATCCAACCGGCAGGTCCGGGAGTGCCTCCTGGTATGATTTGGCCTCCGGTAGGGCATCCATCACAACCTATTGCTGGTACACCGGGGCATCCGAGTGCCGGACTACCAGTTGCTCCAGGTCACCCTGATGCAGGTCTACCGGTAGCACCGGGAACACCAACACCACCGATTGAGTCTAAGACCTATTGGCTCGTATGTGGTATTCCGGGCGTTGGTTGGCGTTACGTCTCGATAGACCCGTCGTTGGTTGTGGGTACGCCTCTACCGCCGACGGCGACACCGAAGAAGTAGCTCAACTTATGCATAGGAGATGATCCATGCACCGAACGATGTTTACAGTCATTGCGGCAGTTGCAATGACCGTTACGTTCGCAGCAGCTCAGCAACCGCGAGCTCCTGCTCAGCAACCACCACCCGCTGGTGCGATTCCTGCACCTCAAGCAGTGGAGTGCCAGACTTTCACCGCTACCGATGCCAGAGGGGTAGTGCAACATTATGAAGATTGCACACCACCAGATGGACTCGTGCAACGGTGTGAAGTGATCAATGCCACTGACGCTCGCGGCAGGGTTCGCAAAATTCAGAACTGTGCTCGTGTAACGCCTGATACTCCACGGTAATAAAATCTCACGGGAGACTGTGCACTAGCACGAATTAACGTGCTTCAAACTGTTGGGGCGACTGCAAGCGTCCGGTGCAACCTTTTTGGAGGAAGTAATGCCTGAGCTTTATATTGGTAATTTCTCTAAGCAAATTCATCAATTTGCTTATCGTGCCTTAGAACGTAATGGTGTGATTTATCAAACAATTCCGATTGGTGGTCAAATTCGAATTGCACCCAATGGTTCTAAAACTGATTTATCAACACAAGAAATTGATTATGTTATTGATCAATATCGGCATTATGGTATAATACCGATTGATGAAATATCAAAGATTGATGCATTCAGTAGTCTTTGTTATTCGATTGGTAAGCCAATTTCTGCTGAAAAGCTAGGTAGGTTGATGCGTAAGAAAGAAGAAGCTTTAATCGCACAAGGTAAAACAATTCAACAAGAAGCGGCGCTTGCTGTGAATTCACAGATCGAAGAGCAAATTGGTGCACCATTGCGTCAGTTGGAAATGAGTGTGACTGAGGATGAACCTCGGGCTGGATTTGCTGAAGATACAATTCATGTAGCTGAAGGTGTTCGTGTTACTAGGTCAGAACCACTTGAACAGAGTCGTCGCAGTAGACACTGATGCCCAACGTAGTTTTACATTCAGCGCAAGTAACTGTGACTGGACCAGACTATCCAGTGGGTGGTCCAACTTATGCTGGATTTGTGGTGTGGGTGTCTGAAATTATGGGTGTGCCACCTGAAGCTATGCCTAATGATTTTACACTTCAAATGGCATATGATACAGCTTTAAATCTAGCATATATTGGATTAGCAACTATTCCTAGCCAACCAACATCACCATCTATTTATGCGATTGCTGTCTATAATCTTGGTGGGGCGTTCTTAGTTGAGTTTGCGCAAGATGTACCACCGAGTACATATTGGACTGACTTACGAAATAAGCTAGGTATTTATTCAGCTTCGTTTGGGATTATTACTTCTGCTCATGATCAAGGGACATCTGATAGTTTATATATTCCTGAAACAATAAAAAATATGACATTATTAGATCTTCAGTTAATGAAATCCCCATGGGGCCGTATGTATCTTATGCTTGCTGGTGAATGGGGTTCACTCTGGGGTATTACAATATGAAAATAAATCTTGGGTTTGAATCTATTACATATCCTGTTCGAACAGTAACCTCATTGTCAGGAGTAGGTATTATTTCTGCATTACCAATGAAGAAGCAACCGGTTAAGAAATCTTCTAAGGTCGCAACGCTGCCTTCTAAAACGGCACCATCTGTAACGATTAAAGCGGTTTCTAAAAATGAACATGGGTTTTCTTCTGAAATGGAACGCCAATATCGTGAGTGGCGGCGTGGTGGTGCGGCTGGTCCTTCTCATGCCAGGACTCTTTGGGCAGAGCAGTTTGAAAAACGGCTAAAGAAAGATTTAACTGGAAAATAAAAGATGAGCATCACAACAGTTGCTATAGCTAAGATATTAGAAGAAAAATATCATATTGTTGAAAATTTTTATATAATGGAAGAAGACTATATAAGTGATTTAATAGAAGAAGCTTTTGGTGAAGAAATTGAAAAAGTAATGATGATGAAACGACTTACTAAAAAAAGTAGAGGGTTTTCAGATAAAACTACTGATAAAATAGTGAAAAGATTTCAGCGAAATTTGGCAAGAAGAGCTTATGATGGATTTATTACTGGGGTTCCAACTAAAGCTTCAATAAAAGATTCTCGCCCTAGTTTTATTGATACTGGGTTATACTCACAGTCTTTTCGTACATGGGTAGAAGATTAAATGGCCTCAGTAACTGATGCCTTAAACTCTAAACCTCCGTTAGGCGCTACGCTTGAAGCTGGTGTACGACAGTTATCAGCTAATCAACAGTTATCATTTTCTCTATATCGTAAATACATCTTTCCTCTCGATGGTATGAATTATTGGATAAGAGTGCCGTCTAGTCCAAACCCGGTTACAACTCCTGGTATCTTACCAATGCCGGGATTAGCCACGCAGACGGTCCAAGATGGTGAAGCAATACAAGTTTCCCCTGGTGGGCCTCTTGCACATTTTATCGTTGGTGGTACTATCTATAATCCTCTTAGTGCTAATGATCAAGGGCTTAGCAACGTCGAGTCTCTTTTTGTGGACTTTACTGGTCCAGCTTATTCTTATTCTACTGCCACCACACGTGAATTAAAGCCTGGAAGTAATATAGATATCCCGGCTAACTGTACTCCTGGTGCATGGGTTTGTGCTGCGAGTGGAAAACACAAATTCGTATGTATGTTGCAGCGAACTACTCCTTCTGTTACTTTGCCTACAGATGTAGATGTAGTTGGTTCATTTCACTATGCAACAACTACTAATCAAGAGGAAGATTCAACATTTGATGTTAATGAGGTTGTTTTTACATCGTTATCAGAAATTCAACAGTTTAATCAAATAGGGCCAGATTTTTTATACCTCTGTCATTATGATGATTTAATATTTGCTTTTGATTCTAGGGCTTGGTTATATGAACAGGCCGATCTTTACCATTATCGTGGTAGGGCGTTGAAAAGTAAGAATGTAACACAGATTGTTGAGGATCCTACTAATTTTCATCCTACACTTTCAGTTTCTAATTCTCTCCCTATTTGGTTGTATATGCAGATCTATGTGCCACCGTATCCGGGATTTACATGTCCGTTTGTTTTATATCCATCTTTTCTAGTTGATGATAACTTACCGCCTCCGTTTGGATCTGTGCATATTGAAGATACCAGCGTACTTCAAATGAATGCATATTTAGGACCAAGGCTCCAATCTAGTCAACTATGTCGGGAAACAGTAAAGATTCACTTGTTTGGTGTGAATAATGAAAAAGCAATTGATTTTATGAATTTTGTGACACAATATTCTCGTGACTGGAATTATATTGGGCTTGCAGAAAGCCCAGCTATAAATGATGAAAAGGATGTACAACCGGAAATGAAGATTATCAGTAAACGGAAATACATAGAATTTGATATTAATTATTGTCAGTCAGTTAGCCGTGACATGGCTCGTCAGTTAATAGAACATGCTAAAGTTCAGTTCTATAACCCACGTTGGTTTATAGACGCAACTTAGGGGTTTATCATGCCACAGACAACAATGCTTCCAATTTTTCGGGCTGAATACCCAATTCTGGCCAAGGCCCAGAAACCGGGAGGCGTGACTGTACTTTCGACTGTAACGTCTAATGACGTGCCGAATAAGCCAACATATGCGGCTGGTACAGTTTCTGGTTCGATTTATGCGACCGGCACGATTACACTAAATGACAATACTATGACAACGCAGAATATTGTTGTCAATGGTACGACAGTGGCATTTGGCACGAATGTGACAGTTGGTGGTTCTGCTGCTGCGACTACGACTAATCTTTTGACTTATTTGCAAGGTTCAATAGACCCTAATATTTCTTTAATGACGTATTCAGCACAATCGGCAACTGTGATTCTTTGTACGTCGAAAGTTGCTGGTGCTGTAGGAAATACTTACACACTATCTAATGGGACTTCTACTACGCATGTTACGATGTCTGGAACAACCTTGGGCGGTGGGTTCTTGCCCGGTGGTCTTATGGTAGAAGAAGCTTCTGCAGAAGCAGCTCCTCCTGAAGAAATAGTTGAAGAAGCATCTGTGGATGAACCAGAGGGGTCTCCTCGGTCTCGCAGAAGGCGCTAAGCCGTGCTTAGTTTCTTATAAAGGAACGTGAACCATGCCTATTCAAACGCAGTTTAGCACGGACCCCAATGCGATTGTAACGGTTCACGTTTCAATCATTGAGGCACCTACCCCGATTAATTATCAGAGGACCGGTGCATTTGTGTCCTTTGGTGCGACTACGATGACTTCTGGTGACACTGAGTTATTGACGCAGCTTTCTGATCTAAATCAATGGCTTCAACCACCCATGGCCATTACATCTGCAGTCTGGGCAGCGGGAGTAGTGACTGTTACGACAACTGCCAATCTTCCTGGTCCGCCAACGATTGGTGATACTTTTCATTTAGAAATCACTGGGTTTACCCCAACTGGATACAATGGCTATTTTACATGTACAGTGACAGGAGTAAAGACATTCACATATCCGTTGGTGTCTAGCCCTGGAACCACATCTGTTATGGGAACGGCCACATTGCAAAATGCTAATGAGCTTTCGCAAATGGCCACGACGTATTTTGGTCAAGGTAATATGATAGGCCCATGGATTTTGGAACTAGGTTATCAAAGTTCCATCAATAATAAAGTCACTGCTTTACAGACTTGGCTGAATAACAATCCAAAGACGATTTATGGGTTCTTGATGCCGCGTGAATTTGGTTCAGACCCATTAGCAATTCCGGCATGGCCTGGACTCCCTACACCGGCTCCAGCACCTACGGCATGGATGAATCTATTGAAACAGTATCAAGCTCCAGAAAAGATGGAATATTTCTGGATTACGGTTTTGCCGACAACTATGTTGACATTGGGGCCGACTTATAAGAATGTAATTCAAATGGTTGAGGCGCCTACATTGTATGATCCTGCTGGGGCAAATCTTCTTGATTCTAGTGGTGAATTTACACTTGCGGCAATGTTCTATAATGCGATAGCTTTTCGGCCATCTAATACAAATCGTGTTGCTCCTATGGCATTCAAGTATGTCTATGGTGTGACACAATATCCGCAGAAGAACAATGGCCCATTGCTCGTGAGCTTTAAGGCAGCAAATACGAATTATATCTCAACTGGTGCTGAAGGTGGTATCAGTTTTACTATGGTTTATGAGGGAGTTACGTTGGATGGACATGATTATTTCAACTGGTGGTATACAATAGATTGGGTTCAAATTGAAATCAATTTGAACCTGAGTAATGCTATTATCAACGGATCTAATAACCCGCTAGCTCCGCTTTACTATAACCAGGATGGTATCAATTATCTGCAGACTGTTCTTTATGACACCATGGTAAGTGCCAGCACTTTCGGCATGGTCTTGGGCCATATTAAGATGACAGTGTATGATGGGCCAAATCTTACTAATGCTATCAATGGTGGTGAATTTGCTGGTGAATGTGATGTTAACGCTGTTCCGTTCTTGAACTATACGCTGGCGAATCCAGGTGACTATAAAATCGGGGAGTATGACGGGCTTTCAACTTTATTTATCCCTGCCCGTGGGTTCATACACATTCTTGTGAATGTGGTCGCAACAGACCTAGTCTCACTCTAGGAGGTTATATCATGGCATTCGCATTCACACCTCCTGGGGTCCTAAACCGGCTCCGGGCGTCGGTAGTATTTGCCAATTTTCCTGAACTTAATGTTACATCTAATTTCCTCACAACTGAAGGAATTAGATTGGCATTAGAGGGAAATGCTACAGATCTACTACCGGCCATGGTGAGCTTGGTTAGCAGCCCGGCCCCATATATGGCAGCTTCGATAACAATGTCCATTGTTCGAAGTTCTGCATTGGCGAATTTATTTAAGCTTCAATTTGAAAATACAACGCTGATGGGGGTTGCAACAATCTGGCCTGATACAGATGTAATTCCTGTATTTAGTATCAACAACGTCGCTCTTGAAAGTATTCGAGAGATGGCGTTTGCAGGAATGGAAGCTGCAATGGTGGTGACGGCTCGAGGTTACTACAACGTGAACACGGGGTTCTTTAGCTAATAGGAGCGTACATGGCGACCATTAAGTTAAACCGGAAACTTAATCTGGTTGTGAAAATAGAAAATACAGATGTTGGTGACATTTATATTCATTCTACACCTATAGGTCGTGAAGTATTTGAAGCTAACTTTCTTGTGATTTCTCGCACGTTTACAGCAATCTACACTAATGGATTAGGACCAGTGACAGGGCCGCGCGTTGCGGCTCTTTTGCTAAAACAAGAAGCACAAGCTCTTGGTATATGGGAACGTACCCAGCAATCTCTTATGGCTGAAATTTACCGGCTCACAAATATTGTTGCGCCAGGAAGTGAAACTGGTTGGGAACCTATGCCATGGGATGTAGCGAAAAAGCGTGAATTTATCGATGCAGAAATTGCAGCACAAGTGGAGAACTGCATCATATATTTTACTTGTGCCTCGTCGATTCACCTGAAAGCCGAATTGACAGTGGCGCTGGAAGGCTTGAGCACACTCTGGGGCGCGCAAACTACCTTATCGAGTATTACGGAATACATGAATTTATTGCAGACATCGATGCGGGAAGAGACTATTGGAGAGAATCAGCCAATGGCAGTGAATCAGTAATTCAGTCTTGTTTGTCATGGGTAATGGATGAAGGGTTTAGCAGCTTCTTCGATCAATTTGAATTATCATGGCCTCATAGTACCCGGCTTCAATGGCAGCAACGATATATGATAGCGATGTGGAAAGCGTGATATGGCAGTAATGAGAGTTGCCATACCGCCGCAGTTTGCGACGTCCGTGAATAACTTCGCGGCACAGATGAATAATCTTCTGGCTGCGACTACACAACTCAATGCGCAGATGGCCGCTGCACAACGACCAGCTACACCAACAGTTTTTCCAACATTTCGACAAACCTTTACTCATAATCTTACTAGTCGTTTCCAACAAATGAATCAATTGTTTGTTCGATTTGAAAGAACAATACGTTATTCGGTAGATCGTATGTTGTGGACATTTGGCCCACATGTTCGTTCATTTGTTCGTACAGTTAGACCGATTGCGAACTTATTAAATGTTACTGGATTTTTAAGATCGATTAGACCAGTTATGACTTTTGGTAGATATATTGCGTTAGGGTCTGCTGCTGGTTATGCGGGAATGGCGATAACCGGTGCGGGTTCTGCAATTGCTTTGATTATTGGTACTCTGAAATGGTTAGCGTCAACTTTTTATGATGCATTCTATAAGGATCTTTTGCAGGCTAGAGCTATAGGTGCCAGTGTAGGCGGACTACGTGCATTTCGTATTGGATTTAATGAATTACCAGAAGATCCTATGTTTTTGGAATCTATATTTAGGATACATAATGATTTTGCGAGTAATCAAGCTGCTATATTTCAATTATTCAAAGTTAAGAAATCTGCCGATATGGCAGAAACTATGGTTAATCTTCTTGTGGCATTGCAGCAACATATGCTGACTAATACTACTTCTGGGTTACAACTCCCACCCGGTAGTCCACTACTTAAACTTGCGAGCCCTCAGTTTCTTTTATCATTGCGGCAAATGTCTCCAGAACGACTACAGTTATTGGTACGTCGCTTTTATGCTACTCGTCCTGGTTTACAAGCTACCCCTGAATCAATGGAGGCGTGGTTAGAAGTTAGTCGTAAGTGGGGAGCGCTAACGGATGGTGCAGCAAATCAATTTATCAATATTCTTACTGAACTTAATGTAGTTTGGGTATTGACAGAAACTGCTAGAATATTGACAAAAGCCACAGATAAGATTACTGAGGGATTAGTAGGAAAGCCTAAGCCTTTAGATCCTACAGATTGGTCGTCTTGGATAACGGCTGATACTACTCTTACAATTAAAAAGACGATTAAATCTGTAAAACTAAAACTTACTGAACTAAATCTTGAGTTAAAGAAATTGATAACATATCTTGGGAAACAAATTGATCGATTAAAAAATTATTTAAGAAATGCCAACATTTCTATAGTTACTTCTGCAAAAGCAGAGGGGTTACCTTTCAGTCCTGGGCCAAGATTTCGACCTGGAGTAGGACCTGGGCAACGTGATAGTAGAGATACCAGATATACTCGTCCTACTGGCCCTACGTTTAGACCAGGAATAAGACCTAGTGGTCCTTCGTTTAGACCAGGGGTAGGTCCTAGGAGTACGGTACCAAGTGGTCCTAGTGAACCTAGTAGACCGACTGGTCCTACGTTTCGTCCTGGTAAAACTCCAGGAACTCGACAAGCACCCGGTCAACCCGGTGAACCTTTACCTTTAGAACCTACGCCTTCTGCAAGACCGGGGCGCGGTGCTCGTGAAGCTGCACCAACTGAATATGACTTTGCAGCAACTCAAGAAGCAACAGGATTACCTCGTGGTGTTATTGATGCTGTGCGTAGTCAGATACAACAACAGGAGTCGAGTTTTCAATACAGTATGAATAATCAACGTGGTAAAATGCGTTATTCGTATCATGAAAACTTTGGTGCTTACCAATATAATGAGGAAGATGTTGCTAATGCTGCGAGGTATTTTGGTGAACAACCACCAACTCGCCAGCAATTATTAGCGAGTCCCAAGCTACAAGAAAAGTATATGGAAGGTTATTGGCTTTCACGTATGAAGTCAACAGGTTTGGATAAAGATCCAGTTTTTATTGATTTGCGTAATCGTGCTAAGAATGGCGATAAAGCTGCGCAAGATCGTATGGCACGTATGCTGATATCTCAGCAAACGTCTCATGGTCGTGAAGCGGTGCGTGGATTACCATGGGCTGGTGACCCAACTCAGAATTATACATACTGGTTGCGTGGATTTAATGAAAGATTAGCAAAAGCTAGACGTGATGGCACCCCTACTGCTCCTGGTGGAGGACCTGTTTGGCCAGGGGATCCAGTTCCAACTGCTCCTGTAACTTCTGCTGTACCCAGAGGACCTGCAGAACAAAGAAGTTCTGGTGGTTTAGTTTCTCCAATTCCTGGAGTAGATAATTTTGGAATTGGATCATCTAATGTTTATGGTGCTTCTAGAAGTGGAGGTGGTCGTGCTCACTCAGGCAACGATCTCCATGCTCCTAATGGAAGCCCAGTTGTTTCAATGAATGGTGGAACTGTTCTTTATACTGGTTACGATCCAGGAGGTTATGATCATTACATCGTTATTAAAGGAGATGATAACGTTGTCCGAAGATATGCTGCACATGCCGCCGTTGAACAGCTTGCACCAGGATCTAGAGTTCAACAAGGTCAACGAATTGGTACTGTGGGCCTAGGACATGTTCATTATGAAGAAATCCCAGAAACAATTAACGGAAGACCCAATCCTGTTTATCAAGAGTTTATAGCAGGTGGTCATCCATCTACGTCACATCAGCGTGGTACTGTTGATCCTTCTGGTCCCGCAGGTACTCTTCGTCGAATAGGAAGAGATTTTCAACCCCCGGCAACTCCTGGTGTCCCAGGTACCCCCGGTTCTACTGCTATTCCAGGTCAACCTCCAGTGTGGCCTGGAGATCCGGTGCCTACACATATTCGTAATCAATTAGGTGTTTCACCAAACCAATTGGATCGTCCTTATCATACGCAAGGTGATGTTACAATCGATGGGCAAACATTTCAATGGGCGTCTGGTGGTGGGCAACGTGGCAGTATTCCATACGGTACATTTCCATTACATATTGGTGAAGGTGATATTGGGCCAGTTGGTCAACGCATTGGATCTGTTGCTACTGTTGGTGCACCCGGTGGTGTAATTCCTGATCCTAAATTTCCTGGTAATCCTCGTGTGGGGATACAGATACATCCCTGGAGCGCACGAAGTCTTGATGAACTGTATACGGCTGGTTGTTTTGGTATTCCTTCTGCACAATGGCCCGCATTTAGAGCCGCTCTATTAGCGAAAGCGAAAACTGGTTCATTGGTTTTGTCTATTCAGCCAAATGGCCGTGCTTCTATTATGACAAAAAATGAATTTGATATTCAAAACAACCCGCCTGCATCATCTAATGTAGGACCTTCTACTGCTCCTGCATCAAGCCCGTGGCCAGAAAATGCACCAGTTCAAACACCTGGGACTAAACCTTCTGCTACTACAAAGCCATGGCCTGGAGAACAGGGAGAATCAGACCATAGTGGTGATAGTGATGAGGCAGAGGATCATAAAATCAAAGTAAAGAACCATGGTTCACCTAATGGGGATCAAGAGGAAGATCATCATGGTGGTGGATCTTTAAACAAAGGAGCCACGATAGATAATCGTTCTGACCATGATGTTAATATAGAACCTGACTCTAGTGTTATTGTTCCTGAAGAACATTCTCGTCCAGATATAATAAGACGACCTGGGGCTGCTCGAATACCGCGCAATCAAAAGACTATCGAAGCTAAACCAGCACCATTAAGAGATGATGCAACACCTGAGGAAAGACAAAGAGCCGCTGTTCATGCTATTGGGCAAACTGAAACTGGGTTTAGTCAAAAGGAAGCTTATAGAGAAGAATATAATAGTCCTGTGCCGATTAAGTTGCCGAGTGGTAAAATCATAGCAGCCAATGCGAATGTTAAAAAGGAAGGTGAACGTGCGGCTGATTATGGTTACTATCAGATGAATCAAAATGATGTTGAAGAGGGTATTAAGTTGGGAATGGACCCAAATACAGCTAAGCATCTTAATGGT